GTTTGGCAACCCAACGATTTGGCAAACAGTACATCTCAGATCAGATTCTTGAGAAGGCTGACTTGGATGAATCAGTTATACAGAATTATGCAGATTATGAGGACATTTACAGAATGAGGCATGATTTATGCCATGCAGCTGTGTGTGAGACTCTTGGATTGGTGTATGGAGAAAGAAAAGTCTCAATAGTCCTAGAAGAATCAAAGTTTCAATTTGAAGGTGATCAGTATTACAATGACATTAAGAACCAGACTCCAGACTATCTGTCAATAAATAACATGGATGTGAGAATGATTGAAATAACTGTCTCTTTTGACAGGAAAGCAAAAGAAAGGAAGGCTAGTAAATATGCATTATTGATACATTTTTTGAGGAAAAAGGGCTTCTCAGTTAAGTATGACATAATAATATTCCACCCTGATAACGTCTTTATAAACAGAACAGAATTATTAAACTTGGGTCTAACTGATCTAACACTAGATTTCATAAATAAAGTTTGCTATCAAACTGCTAGATTGTTGGCAAAGATACATGAGAAACCTGAGGGGGAACTTTGGTGGAGGCAGTTTAACAATCGGGAAACCACTATTAGTGATTTCAGTTTTGGGTTGGAGGATGTGATCAAAACTCACAAAGGGTTGGAGAACAAATGTTTTCACTCAGAGAAAGACTTAATTGAATTAATGACTACTGATGATAGGAGTTCCTCTAATCAATTTCTAGATGAAATGGTGGAAGAGGTGTCAAGGATTCAGTCTCCTTTAATCATAGAGGAATCATTTAATGAGGATACGTTTCTGAAAGACCTTAAATCAAAATCTAACACATCTGAACTCAGAAGCATTTTCCCTTTGCCATATATAAATGTGAAACTAAGAGACTCAATGATTCGAACAACAACATCTGACTATGATGAACTTGTCATGATGTCAGGTAGGTTGGAACAGTGTGACAACACAATTATGTCGAAATTCGGGATGTATTGCTCAATGAATTTGAGGAGGATAAACTATGACAACATCACAAATGATGATTTTCTGTTTGCAGCTAAATTTGATGAGCAAGAAAAAAGGGAGATGGCAGAAGAGGGGCCGAACAGAAAGAAATTTGTTAAACAACAATCAAAAGTACATATGGACAAATCCAGTGAACGTGATGGCTATGCTCTTGACCCAACTATAAGATTACCAGATGTTGAAAGGTATAGCTTTATTCTATCCCAAAAAGAGGTTAGTTACTCAAGTGGTCTTGAAGAAGACATGAGTAAGTTGACAGAGTTGGAAGGAATTGGGTTGAATTATGTCAGAATTTGTCAAAGCATATATAGAGAGATCAATATTAATGCCATGAGGGGTGACAGGAGGAAAAGGCACATTTTAAAGCCAACAGGAGCAGAAGGAGTCTTTGTTCTCTTATATCAAGGAACAAAATTAAGATGCGGAGAGCTCTCAAACACAGTGTGGTTCAAAGTCATTGTCAATAATGAAAGCTTAACCACTGATGATTTATCCATGACATGGATATTTAAGAGATTAATAAGAGACAACAAAGTCTCTTACTCAAAGTGGCTATCCTGTGATGTACATAGACTGGATCACTACATTAGGTGTTTTGACAAGATTCTAATGGCATATGCAACAATGATGTCTAATGAGTACAAATCAGACAATTCTAAGCCTGAAGATGTGATCTCAAGAACAATGCTTAACCAGATGAGAAGAGATGATAGCAACACCTTGGGACTCATTATCATGACATATTTGGAAGATAAGAGAACAACATCAAAGATGTTGCAGAATGTTAGATATCTTGTTATGACATCCATTTCAATCTGGCCTAGATACACATCTGTAATGAAAAAATTTAATGAGGCTATTAGGAGTCCTTTACAGTTGTACTATCTGAGAAGATGCTTGCAGTTCATTGATAGAATGAAGAAATGGAACATAACCGAGAGTGTCCAATTTGGGAGGGTGAAATATGATTTTTTGACTCACACCTTTGCTGATATGCAAGGTGGTTCAATAATCAAACTCCCAAGGCCATTGATATCAGGTAGAGATCACTCAGATTTTTCCCAAATTCTTTCAGAGATGTATTTCACCATGCTATTCAACAAAAATCAAGATGACCCAACCCATTCAAGTTTTCAAGTGTTGGATAAGATAATTGAAGGTGAGGACTCCTTTCTTGAAATTAAGAGAGAAGGGAAGCACCTAGGATATCAAGAAGGTGTTGATGACATATATTTTGCAAAACAAATTTTGATTGATAAAAGAACTCATCTATTCTCAAGAAGAGCAATTGAGATCGGGGCCACTTTATTGAGATCAAAGTTAAATGACCCTGGGAAAATTCAGATAAAAGAGTCAATAATTAGGAGAAATGTGAATAAGACTCTAGATGAGTTTGCAACATACAAGTCATCATCAACTCTATCAAATAGATTCTTTCAACCAACTGTTAAAAGACAAAATGCAAGGAAGAAGTGTATTGAGGCTATAGGTGAATTGCTAAATGATTTTGATTGTATAAATAGCTACGATGTTGCAAGGAGGTTCAAGGATGAGGAAACATATTTTCATGTATTCAAGAAAAATCAAATAGGTGGAGTGAGAGAAATTTTAATTCTACCAATCACCAACAGAATCAGAATAAACATTTTAGAAACCATATCTAGAAATATATGCTCTTTTGATCACAGAGAGACCCTAACTCATGGTGCAAAAAAGTTTGAGAACATGAAATCAATATTGTACAAATGTAAGAAATTGCCTGGAGCTAGAGCCAGCTTCCACCTCACAATGGACAAATCTCGATGGGGCCCAAGCTTTGTCCCGATACAGTTCCTTTATTTGTTCACTCCTTTTAGGAAGGAACTTGGGGATCATCTGCACTACATCACTGATGTGCTGATACGCCATCAAAACAAGAGTTGTGTTTTACCAGATCGGCTAACACAAGCATGGTATCAAGATAACAATGAACATGAGCATAAGTTTCCTGGATTACAAAGGCTAAAGGAGAAATTTCTAAGAGATAAGAGTATATTGTATCCAAATGAGTCCAACATGGGACAAGGTATATTACACTATACATCCTCATATTTGCATCTAGCAATGATTAGTTTTAGAGATGAATTATATAGAAGATGTTGTAAAAAACAACATTGGGACTGTAATGATCATGAAGACATTTTGTCTTCTGATGATTCTTACACCATGTTTTGTCCTGAATTATACAAGGATGACTCACTTCGGCATGTGAGGGCCAAGTTAGTGACGTTTTTGAAGTGTCAAGAAATATCAGAGTTATTATTCAATTGTCGAACATCTGTGGTTAAATCCAGCATAAATCCCTTTATTGGTGAGTTTAACTCCTTGTTCACCAGTGGTATGACATTTACTCCAACACTCATAAAATTTGCATTATCATCAGTTCATCCTGTCAACACTGACTCATTTTACAGACTGGTGAAAGAATGTTATTCTGCTTCTAGGCAAATTGTGGAGAATGGTGGATGTCTTGATCTATATTATTTGTCACATCTATTAAACAAGAACTTTGCTGAGGGTATATACCACACAAATCCAGGTGGGCAAAATGATCACACTAGGCTTGGGTTAACACGAGTGCCATATCAAATGGGTAGATATCCTTTGTTCAACCCAGCTTTGATGTTAATGTTCGGCCCTGAATACTACAATTATCAATTATACAGGGATTTCAAAAACCTTTCTGAGAAAGAAAAGCATTTCTTCACTGTGAGCCACAAAGTTGTCAAGGGGGGCATTGTTGAGACACTGAGTGAGTTAGAAGATGGAGACACAATTCTAGGGGGATTAATAAGAATAGAAGCATCAGTTGGCCCTGTAAAGCAACTACAAAGAATTAGGGACAACTCAGTATACACCAAAGAAATGTTAGAGAAACGATTTATGGAGGATCCTTTGATATTAATCAGAGCTCCTAAGGAGAAGGAAGAGATAGCATTTAGGACAGCTCAAAAACTGTATACTACAGGGTCGGCTGAAGCGATGAAAAATCTTGCGGCATCAATTTATTATGGGAGAGTGTCAGCCACTGTTTCTGCAAAAGTGTTCTATGTTCCCAATGGCACCATTGAGAAAATGACATTCTTTGAGTGCGTGGAACAACTTCTGAGGACAGAATCAGATGTAAAAGACTTGGAACCACATATGAAATTCCTGTACCCTAAATGGAAGGACTATGATATTTTCATTGAACTACCACCACACAGACCACTATATAACTCAAGACCATTGTTGGAAATCCAAACAATACAAACACTTAGCACACATAAAATTCACACCAGATTGACTCAGCCTGTACCAAGGTTGTTGGATTACAAATGGTCATCTGTAGAAGTGCCACCCAGCCTTGAAAACAAAGTTAGTAGGGACTTTGAAATAATAAAACTACATTTTCCACTCATAAAAGACAGTCTTGTTGAGACAATGAATCAGTTTGGGGGAGAAATCAAAGACAAAACTAAGTCTTTATTGCTGCTGATCCTGAAGTTATTCTCATTAAGAGATAAATCTTTTAAGGGTATTATATACGGATCAGGATCATCTGACGTTGTTAGAACTTACGAAACACTTATTGAGAGAAACACAAGTGCAGGGCTAACCACACAATTCTCTTCCACATATCTAGATAGAAAGAATACTTTCGACACATATGATTATTTGTATTTGTGTCATAACCATGAAATTTTAAGTAAGTTTGGAGATAGTAAGAAATCAATGTGGGATTCTGTTGATGAAGTTCAAATAAATCAGTTCATGATGGATCCAGGACCAAGCAAACAGACAAAAAAGAGAGTGATGATGTGTGCTATAGCTCATGGGATATTAAATAATGTGGAGGAATGGTCTGGGAAAATAGGAATGGTGTTACACACATGGGTCATCAGACAGAAATATTCAGAAAAAGGCTACTATGGAGACTTCCAGCTACACTTGTTCATGGGTTCAATGAAAATGGTTGTTTACTTTAGCAATTCAAAAAGGAAATACACTATACACAAAATAAAATTGGACGACCCTGAGATCCTTTATTTGTTCTTCAATGAGTTGTCCTCAATAATTGATGTGCCAGTGAATCAAATTATAGATCAAATGGACAGGGGCGAATGGGTTTTGAGAGAGAGGATGGTGATTAAGAGTACTGAGTCAATTGGTTTTAAAATATTAGACACAAACATGTTTCAGAACACTTCATTCCCATTGTGTGATATGGAAATTGATGAAAAATGGACAAAACTAGTTGATGGTTTTGGTAGACAGGTTTACAGAGTCGAAACAGGATTACTGTCAACTGATGAGAAAGTCCCTGAAGAGTATGATTTTAGGGTTTTTGGATTGAAGTTGAGTGATATCTCAGCAATAGGGGCAATGAACCAGAATTTCCACGTTTTATACAAGAACCGGGATACTTTACTCTCGGTGTTAAATGATTTAGATGTGCCGAAACCCACTATTAGTGATCTAACTAAAGAAAGTCTTGGGTTGTGGGACTGGGACACAAATACAAATCAGGAGACTGATGAAAACATAGAGTTAGAAGATGCAACAGATCTCATAACACAGTTGATTTCTCATGAGGTTAAAGAGGATGGATTGATGCTCACGTTTGAAACTGATGACAAATCATTACAGGAGTACATAGATTTCATTATTAAGACTGATAGTATTCAATCTATGAACACTAGTGTGAGAGTTCAACAGTCACGCAAATTGTTCAAAAAAATCCAAAATTTGAAATATGACATCATAGCCTCACAGGTTCTAATCGAACTTAAAATTAACAAACAGATTATAGCTATGTGTTCTAAGTTTTTCCAAGGGAAAGCAAGAACAGCAGTAAACTACTCATTGATATCATTATTTGACAGAACCTTCTTCCTTAAGGAGCATGTTCCTTTAGCAAATGTCACTATGAACATAAGTATGGAGTTTAACTCTAAGTTTCAAAATGATTCCGTTGAAATTGAATTTTAGATTGTAT